TTATGTCAATGGTAAAGACAGGGGCGAGGACAGTGCGAAATCCCCCGCCTGCCGGATCTCGATCGTGCAACCGGGCGGCAGCACCGCCAGCTCGGCGGCACCAATATCCAGCGTCGGCGATGCGCTTTCCCACGGCCCGATTCCCGGAACGGGCGGCGACAGCGCAATGCGCCACGCCTCATGACTTTCGCCAAGTGGCTGGTCGACATGGTCGCGCCACTCCGCGTCGGCGCGGCTGCGCCGAACCCAACCGATCGTCACGCCGCCCGCACCGTCGGCCCGGACCTGCCCGTGTACCGGCGTCAGCGGCCGCAGCGCCCGGCCGGTCGCCGGCACATCAACGTCGGCCAGCGTCGTCCCGCCCCGCGGAGCCCATTCGAGGGTCGCCGCGCCGCCCTCCGCCGGTCCCGCAAGCGCCTCGGGCAGTGTCAACAGCGCCGGATCGTCAAGCAGGACAAAGGACGCCCCGGCCGAATGCGTCATTTCCCTCTCGGTGCCGGCCCGCCCGCGCAGCAATCGCGACAGGCGCCAGCGCCCGGATCCGACAACTTCGGCAATGCCGAATTGCAGCAATTCGCCATCGACCATCGCCCGGTTCGCGCCGCCCAGCAACGCCGCGTCGCTTACCGATTCCAACGTCATCGCCGGATTGACCAGCTGAACCTCGACGCTGTTCAAAAGGTCGAACAGGCAATCGCTTCCCGCGGCCAGCGGCAGGGCAAGCTGGCCCAGCGCGGCCGCCGGACGCACCGCGCCGACCGGGATCGGTTCGGCACCGGCCGACGCGACGAGCCAGCAATCGGCGCCGCGCCAGCCATCGTTACTGCCGGCACCGGCGACCAATAATCGCGGCGCCGACGCCGCCGGACTGCCCATATTGGGAAGGTCGAACAGGCGGACCGTGCCGATGGCATCAGGCCAATCGGGCGCACGGACCGGAACGCCGGGTTCTGCGGGAAGATCGGCCGCGGGAAGCGGCGCGTGGCGCCTGAGTTCGAGCAAGATGTCGCTCCCGCGAACCGTCCTTCCCGCCAGCCGCCAGCGGCTCCCGTCGGCCAGTGCAATGACATGCCCGACGGTCAACGCCAGCGCCGCAAGATCGGCCCGCCACACCAGCGTTTCGCGCCCGTCGGCCGCGGCGGCGGCAAGCCGCTGCGCCAGCGCCCGCGCCGAGGGCGCCGGCAGCACCGCGGGCAAATCGATCCGTTCCTCGCGGACGCCGCCGCCGGCAACCTGGCTCGTCTGCTGGCCGAGCTGATAATCGCGTTCGGGTTCATAATGCCGCAGCCGGATCGTCCCCGGCAGCGATGACAGCGGCGCGCGACGATGCTGGGTCCGGTCGCCCGGCGCATCGCCCCGCCTCGCCTCGCGGAAATCGGCCAGCGCCAGCGGTTCCCCGGCCGCAGCCGTCGGCGCCAGCCGCCATCCGTCCGGCCCGCTGAGCAGCCGCACGCCGTCCGCCTCGAACAGCGGCGCGAGCGCGTCGCGCAACCGGTCTCCCGATGCGGCATAGCCCGTAAAAGGCCATTCGCCGTCGCAGCGCGCGGTTTCACCGAACAGGCTGTTACCGACCATCCCGGCGTCGATGCCCGCGGCGTCGGCCTCCACCTCGAATGTCAGCGACGGAATCCGGTTGCCGAACGTGCCGAGCTCAAGCTCTTCGAACACCGCATAGGCGCACCCCCGAAACGCACTCACCGACGCGATGCCCAGCGCCGATGCGATCAGCGGATCGACCGCCTGGTCCTCGCTGCCGTTATGCCAGCGAAAGATGCACCGCTCCTGGAACGTCCCGCTCGACCCGCGCAGCAGATTTCCGTCGGCCCATATCCGTCCGATCCTGCGGATCGGCCGCGACGACAGCGCGACCGCCAGCGACACGGCATAGCTATATTCGGTCGTCGACGGCCGCCCCTTGCCCCCGCCGCGCTTGTTCCGCCGTTCGATCAGGTCGGTGGCCCAGATCACACTCCCTGCGACGCGCATCGTCCCGAACAGCTGCGGGATCTGCTGGCCATAGGTCGACGCCTGAATCTTCAGATCGGCAAGCCGCGGCCCTTCGCGCCCCTTGGGTTTGAAAATCTGTGCGTCGATCTGCTGGCCCACCGCAGCCCCGATCGCGGCCCCCACCGGACCCCCGACAATCCCACCGACCACCGTCAGCACCAACGTTGCCATCAATCTGCTCCCGAAAAGAATATTCCTCACCTCCCGCTTGCGGGAGGGGCAGCGAGACTAGGCAGCTCGCTGCCTAGTCGCAGCGGGGAGGGCATTGCTCCAGCCGCCAGCACGCGACGCCATCCAGTCCAGAGATTGGCGTCTCGACCACCCGCCGCAGCCCGGCATGTGCATGCACCAGCCGATCCAGCCCCATCAGGCCGAGATGAAACTGCCCCGCCGGATAGGCGATCAGCATCACATCGCCACCGCGCCCATCCCCAACGACCGGAACGAAGCCCGCGTGAACCAATCCCGCTTCGACCCGAGCCCGCGCCCAGCCCCGCAGCGGGTAACCGACCGGCCGCGCCAACCGCCGCCCCGCCGCCGCATAGGCCGCCCACACCAGCCCCACGCAATCGAGCCCCGTCGCCGGATCATAGCCCTGCGGCCGGAACCTCACCCCGACCATCGTCCGCGCCGCCGCAAAGGCGCGCGGTCCCAGCTCATCCACCGGGATAACGCGTCAGCAGGTCATTACCCGGCAGGTGCGCCTCGCCGCGGAAATTGACAGCGTTGCCAAACCGATCCCGGCACGTCGCAAGCTGCTTGTCGCATCCTTCAGTGAGCCGTACGCGCACCGGTCCCGCGACCGCGAAAGACGGCGCTTCGGCCAGATGCAGCACTGCCGCCTCGACCGCGATCACCGGACTGGCCAATCCGCAATTGGCGCCCTCCATCCACATGAGCTCGCCGAACGCCATTCCGGGCGCCGCTGCATCGAGCGTCACCATGCGCCCATCGACAGCAACGACCCGCCTCGCGTGCGTCAGCGGCGCCAGATCGACCCGGCACGCCCGGTCGCCCAGCATGGCGCGGCACGATGGCGAGGTCGCCGGGCACACCGGTCGGTCGAGCAGCCGTGTCACCCCCTGCAACTCCGCTGCAAAGGCCGGCCCGCGCCTCTCGATCGCCCCCAGCGATCCACGCGCCACTGTGACCGGCGCGACGTCGGTCGCGCGCCAGTCGGTGACGAACAGCTCCAGCTCCGCGCCGTCCCACCGCCCGGCGTCGAGGTCGCGCGCCGCGAGCGCGTCGCTCGTGACCGCGCCCTCAAGGTCCATCGTCGCGACATCAAGGCTGTCGCTCGTCTCCAGCGCCGAAGGCTTCATCCCCGGCGCCGCACGGTACAATATTCCGCCGACCATCAGGTCATGGTCGTGCGAGGTCAGCCCGATCACAACCCCGTCGCGCCGCGCCAGCCGCCAGCACCACGCCAGTGTCACCAGCTCTTCGCGCAGCCAGCCCGGCGCTTCCATCATCACCACGGCGCGCGCACCTCGACCAGCGGAACGCTCGCCATCTCGCCCGCGAGGAAGGTCGCGCGACTGACCTCCAGCCGATCTTCGGCAAAGCGCACCGGCACGTCGAACAGATACCCCGCGCGCACCGCGACCCCGACCGCTGGCGCGACATCGAGCAAAATCTCGCCCTCGTCCGTCACCAGAAATGCCGCCGTCTCCAGCCCGTCGACCGACACGCGCACGCTGCCCTCGACCGGCATCCGAACGCTGCGCACCTGCTCAGCATCACCGGCACCATAGCGCTTCACCAAAGCAAACTGCCGCCGCGCACCATCGCCGACGCCAAGCATCTGATCGACCGCGGTCGGCAACCCGCCATCCGCCGCCGAGCTGCTATCGAAGGGATCGCGAAAGCGGAACGCTCGCGCCGCCCCGCGCCGCGCGCGAAAAAAGTCGGCGAGCGCCCGCACATCGGCCTCGGACCGGATTCCTGGCCCCGCGTCATAGCGCATCCGCGCCTCGGCCCATTCGGTCGCCCGCTGCTCGTGCCCCGACGGCGAACTCACGATCTGCGTCGAAAATTCGGTCGCGACCATCGCCTCGCGCCCGATCGCGAGCGGAAAATCCACCGCATCGAAAGCCTGCACCGCATCCTCCCCGTCAAATGTCACAAAGCCGTCGCGCGCCACCTGCGGCAGCGCCCAGATGAAGGTCCGCGCGACCCCCGCGCGCCGCGCGCCATCGGCCGCATCGGCGATCGCCGCCCACTGCGCACGATCCTCGCCCGCGAGCACGAAGCCCGAAAAATAATGCTGTTCTGCAACCGGATAGCCGAGCCGCACCACTATCGCCGCCCGCGCACCCGCGGTCTCCGCCCCGCGCCCGCCGGTCACCCAGTCATAGTCCTCGAGCTGCAGCACATCGAACGCCGGCGTCGCCCACCCCAGCGGCACATTCGCGCGCCGCACCGCCGGCGCTGCCGGGTCGAGCACCGTCGGCAGGTAAACGAGCAAATGGCTCACCAGCCCCGCCGCCCCCGCCTCGTCGCGCGCCGCCGCAACCAAAGCCGCAGTCGACCCCGCCAGCAACACCCCCAGCGCATCGAGCATCGCCAATTGCGCCGCCCCCAGCGGCCCGCGCACGTCGGCAATCGGAATGCTCGCCGCACCCAAAGCCGTCACCGTCGCCGCATCATAAGCGCAAATCCGCCCGCCGCTCGCGATCCACCACCAAGGCTCGCCGACCTGGAATTTCAGCGGCAAGCCAGCGGCCGCGCCGATCGCCACAAACGCCCGCGCGACCAGCTGCAAATATCCCATCGCCGCTGCATTCGCCGGCGACAGCAGGGTCGACGGCGGCTCCCACCCGGTCAGCGCGGGCGACCCGTCGCTCGCCCGCTGCTTCCACACGTCCCAGCAATAGGCGTCGAACAGCTCGTAGGAGAGCGACCATATCACCCCCAGCCCCGCATTCGCACACGCCACCGCAAAACCCGCATGCCAAGCTGCGCAAGGCGCATTCAGCACGCCGCCCGCCACGCTCGCGGAAAAGCCGCCGCCCGCCGCCTCGAGCCGCATATAATGGCTCATCCCGACATAATGGACGACATCGCCGCGATAGCCCAATTGCATCATCTGCCGCACCAGCCGCGCCGGGGTCAGGTGATAGCTGTCGTCATAGCCGCTCGCGATCCCGAGCCCCCCTTTGGCCGGGTCCAATTCGGGCATCACCACATCGCCGATCGCCAGCACAGAACCCGATCCCGAAGCCGCAATGTCGCTCATCTCGGCCCAGCCCGCGGCCGGTGCCCCCAGCACGCCGTCGCCGCCGTCATAGGTCGGCGGCACCAGCGAAATAAACATCCGGTCGATGTCGCCCGCCCACACCGGATCGGCTTCGGCCGGCAGCAGAAAGCCACCGTCCAATGCGTCGAAATCGAGACTGACGACGGCATCCTCGGCCGTCCCCTCGGCATAGTTCCAGAGCCGCACATACCAGGCGCGCGGACTCCCCGCCGCATCGCGCCCCTCGATCGTCAAGGTCGGCCCGTGCAACGCGTCGAGCGGCTTCACCCCGCCCGACCGCCAGCGGAATCTGAGCTGCGTGTGCCGAAAATCACGGCGCGTCTCATAGGCGAGCAAAGGATGATCCCACCGGTCCTCGGCTTCCCAGATCAGCCCCGCCAGATCCTGCTTCCGATAAAAGACCGTCTCGACCCGCAGCGACCCCGGCACATCGCTCGTCACGCTCGCCATCATCGGCCGCGCGAAATCGACCGTCCAGAACCGCGGATCGAACCGCTTGAGCCAGCCCGTCCGATGATGCGGCTCGGCCGCCGCTACCAGCGCCCAGCCCATCAATCGTCGCCCGCTGCAACCGCACGCCGCACCGCGCGCGCCAGCTGCCGCCCCGTCTGCGCCAGCCGCTGCGGCTCGCTCCCCACTTCCCCGCGCACATTTACCGTGATCGCGAAATTGCGTACCCCACCGGCACCCGCGGCCTCGATCCGCCCGCTTGCGGTCGGCACGAACAACTCGGGCCCACGCTCGCCGACGCGATAGGCGCGCCCGGCGCTTACCGGCCCGCCGGTCGCCCGCCCCGGCGCCCCGAACAGCGCCATCGCGATCGAGGTGCCGAGCGAAAGCAAATTGCCGCTCCCGCCACCACCTGAGCCCCCGCCCGCCGCCGCGCCGATACCGTTCGAAATCGCCGCCCTTGCGATGTCCGCCATCACCGACAGCGCGAGCCGCTTCAGATCCTCGAACCCCATCTTGCCGCTGACGATCGCGCGCGACAGCGCCCGCTCGATCGCACGCCCCGCCTGATCGGCCTCGGCAACCAGCGGCCCGCCCAGCTCGGCGCGCAGCGCCGCAATGTCGCGCCGGAACGCGCCCGTGTCGGCGCGCACCGCGACCACCATCTCGTCGATCTCGTCACCCATCGGGAAACCTCTCCATCATCGCCGCCAGCGCCGCACCGTCGAGGGACGCCTCGGCATCCGCCTCGACCCAGCCCGCCAGCACCGCGCGCACATCGGCCGGCGTCGCGGTCCAGAACTCATCGGGCCGCCATCCCGCGACGCGCGCCATCACGCCCGCCAGCGTCACCGCTGCAGGCCCCAGCCGGTCGCCCGCCACCTCATCGTCCCTGCAAAATCTGCCCGAGCAGCACGCGCAGCGCCGGCGTCGCCGACGCCAGACCCTGCGCGATGACCGCCTCGCCGACCGCCTCGCGCGTCAGCGTCTCGGGCCGATCCTTCACGCAATGCCAGAACAGGCACGCAAGCTCGCCCAGCCCCAACCGCCCGTCCGCCGCGCGCTCAACCAGCGCGAACAGCGGCCCCAGCTCGCCCTCCGCTGCAACCAACGCAGCAAAACTCGGCCGCAGGACATGCACATGGTCGCCGACGCGCAATTCCGCTTCGCCGCGCAGCGCGTTGGCGGCGCTCACAGGCTCACCACCGCGCCGCTCGATTCCAGGTTCAGCGTGTAATTGCGCTCGCCATTATAATCGCCGGCATAGTCGAGCCGCGTGACGAGGAAGCGCCCACGCATCCGTTCGCCGCTTTCAAAGCTCAATTCATAATCGTCGATGACGCCCGAAAGCGCATGACCGCGCAGCCGCACCTCGGCGTCGGACCCGGTAAAAATGCCCGCCGCGCTCACCGAAACCGATCGCACCCCGGCGCCCGACAGCAGCTCGCGCCAGCCGCCCGAATCCTTCGTCGTGACATTCACCGCTTCGCCGTTGACCGACATCTGCGTGGTGCGCAGGCCCGCGACCGTCCGATAGGTCGGCGGCGCTTCGCCGTCGCCGATCTTGAGCAGAAAATCGCTCCCATTTTCAATCGCCATCGTCTAATCTCCTCTGGGAAAAAACACTGCTAACGGGGAGTCGCAGGATGCTTTTGATCACAACATTGATTTTGGCCGTCATGGTGCAGTCGCCCTCGGCGACGGTCGACACGACGCGCGCCGCTTTCACCAAATGCCTGCGCGCCGACATGAAGAAGGCGCTCGAGGCCAAGATGGAAGAGGCCGAGTATGAAATGCAGGTGAAATCGAACTGCGCGACCGAGCGCGACGCGTTCCGCAAGGCCGTGATCGCGCTGGGCCGGTCGGGCGGCGATTCCGAAAAGGTCGCGGGCGAAGACGCCGACATGCAGATCGACGATTACCACGCCAATTTCACCGACAAGTTCAAGGACTATAAGTCGACGAACACGATGCCCGGCGAGTAAACGAACCATCTGATCCTCCCTGTGGCGAAGCCATGGGGAGGGGGACCGCTCGCAAAGCGAGTGGTGGAGGGGCCGCGACGGTAGCGCCAATAGCCCCTCCGTCAGCGGCTAAAGCCACTGCCACCTCCCCATCGCTACGCGACAGGGAGGATTGGATGGCAATATCCGTCAGTTCCTACCGCAATCACCCCGCCAAACACCGACACCGCACGATCAGCTCGTGGCGCCAGCCGCCGTCGCGCGCAAAGGTAAAGCGCGTGCGGATCGTTCGCGCCCCGACCACCGACCAGGCACCGGCCGGGCCGCGCAGGGCCGTGACGACCGCCTCGACGCGCCCCGCGGCCTTGTCGTCGATCGCGCTGCCGACGCCGACCAATGTCAGCGTCAGGCGGATTTCGCGCCCCGCCCGGTCCTTGGTCCCCCAGTCGCCGCCTTCCGCCGTACCGACCGCTACATAGGGCGCGCTCACCCGCGGCGGCGTGCCGTCGAATATTCCGTGGACCATCGCCGCCAGCGCGTCATCGCGCGCCAACAGCTCGATCGCCCGCGCGCGCACCGCGCCCTCCGCGCTCATCATTGCCCGCCCCCCAGTGTCAGCCGCCGCCACGGCTGCCACAGCGCCGCGATCGCCGCCGGCGGGGCCGCGCCCGCGCCGTCACGCGCCTCATGCAGATGCTGCGTCATCCGGACGATACCCTGCCGGATCGCTTCGGGAATCCCGTTCGCGCCTTCGGCAATTCCCGCGCGATAGGCGACGCGCACCCGCGCCGCGCCGCGCGGGTCGCCCACTGTCACCCGCGCGGTCCCGTCGCGGCCGACCGTCGTCCGGTAATCGCCGTCGCCCAGCGCCGCCTCGTCGCCGCCGGGAAGCAACAAAGTCACGGCATCGATCCCGACCACCGGTCGTGCCCCGGGTTGGACCACCCCGTTTTTCAAGGGCAAAAGCTCCTCGACCGCGCGAATGACCAGCCACTGCCCGATAAAGGCCTCGCAGATATTGGTCGCCGCGCGGACAAGGCCCGCGACCATGGCATCGTCGATCGTCGCCCCCAGCCGCAACCAGCCGCGCGCTTCGTTCAGGCTCACCGGGGCATCGCCCGGCGTCAGACTTTCCGCCATCACCGTTCCTCCACCCGCACCGTCATCGATCGTTCGTCGATCTGGCCGTCGCTCATCGTCACCCGGTTGGTGACGCGATAGACATGGCCGGCGATCCCGCCCGCCAGCGTCGCGGTCGTCCGGGTCAGGTCGTGCGCGGCGGCGGCCACCGCCACGCCGCCATCCTCGTCCGGTACAACCAGCCATGCGCTCGCCAGCACCGCCTGCCCATCGGCATAGGCCGCACCCCAGTCGAACTCATAATCGATCCGTGATCCCGGATCCTTCACCATCATCGTCATGGCCGCTCCTTTCTGGTCAGGGCTTGCGAACCGCCAGGCGGCGGCGGGTTTCAGGCGCCACCGGGACTGCGGTCTGGGCTGCGGCGGGTTCGGGACCGCCCCATTCGCTGGGCAAATCGCGCCGCTGAGCGTCGCCGACGGCGCGCGACGCCAGCGCCGAACCGGCGATCACGACGCCGTCTCCAGCGCCGCCAGGCGCCGCTCCTGCGCCGCGATCAGGAACAGCGCCAGCTGGTCGGGGCGGATGCCGAAGCGGTCGTGCACCGCACCCGCCTCATCGGCCCACGCGTCCCAGCACAGAAAGGCATAGGGCGTGTCGCCCGGCCGTCCGGCGGGGTCCAGCGGTTCGATCAGGCCTTCGTCGGCCATGATCGTCCACACCGCCTGCGCGCGGACGCCAAAATGCAGGCGCGCGCCATCCGGCCGCTTTTTCGCGATCGCATCGTTCCACTGGAAAAAGCCCAGCTCGGCGGCGATGCGCGATGCGGCCTGCAGTTCCGCGCCGTTCGCCGGGCTCCGCCACGTCTTTTCGCGCATGTCCGATGTGTTGATGGCGCCGGTGGCGGAAAAGATGACCGACCATCGATTGAAACCGACGCCCAGCGACTGCGCATTGTCGCCGCCGGGCCGCACAAAGGTGCCGTCGACGACCAGCAATGTCGTGTCGGCCGTCGCATCATAGACGGAAAAGCAGGACTGGCTCGCATTGTGGATGCCCGACACCAGGTCATAAACCCGCCCGCCGGCGGCGCTGTTGCGGATACGCAGGCGCGCCACGATCTGGTCCGTGCCCGCGATCTCCAGCCGTGTCGCCGGATTGGCCGTGCCGATCCCGACCAGGCCGCCGCTCGCGATCCGCATCCGCTCCACCCCGCCGGCGGCAAGGCCGATGCTGTCGGGGGCGGGGCGGAACAGGCCGCAATCGCCGTCGTCGGCAAAACCGATCGCGGGGGCCGCCGCGGTGCCGTCCTGCGCCGCCAGCCCCCCGCTCAGCATGTGGCGCCCGCTCGCATTCCGATACGCCAGCGCCGTCAGCGGAATATTGACCCAGCCGCCGCCGCGCCGGACGGTCATCAGGTCGCCGTCGGCTCCCGTCGCCGCGCCGCCATGCGTCGTCGACAGCGGCTGCTTTGCCTCCAGCGCGCTCGCCAGCGTCGCGACATCGTCGCTCAGCCCCGCCGCGCCTGCATCGCTCGCGGCGAACCAGTCGGCGGCAACCGTCAGTGCGATCGTCTTGAGCCCCGCCGCGAAATCGACGCGCGCGCTACCGGCGGACGAGGCGACGACCGCATCGCGTTGCAACCGGCCGGAGCCATCGATCCGGCCCATCCCGACCTCCCATTGCTGGGGCTGCGCGATGCCCGCGACGGCATAATGAAATGGCGTGCCCGGCGGCACCGCATCGACGAAGCGGCGATGCCCGGGGACCGCGCCGGTCGGCGTCAGCGGTCCGCTGCCGCCGTCCTGGCACGTCTCGCGCACCAGGTCGGCGAAAAATTGGGTCGGCATGGCGGGGCCATCCTTCTCTTGATGTCATGAGGAAATTGGCGCCCGGTCCGCCCCGAAAGGGATAGGGCCGGCCGGGCGCCCATCGCGCGCCAGCAGATCAGCTGGCGGCGAACTTCATCAGCTTGATGGCCTGCGAATCGATGACCGCGCCGCCGATCCGCTTAGTTGCATAGAAATGCACGAAGGGTTTGTTGCTGAACGGATCGCGCAGGATGCGCGTGTCGCCGCGGTCGGCGACCAGATACCCCGCGCGAAAATTGCCGAACGCGATCGACAGGCTGTTCGCTCCGACATCGGGCATATCCTCGGCCTCGACGACCGGATAACCCAGCAACGTCGCCGCCTGCCCCTCGACCATCCCCGGCTGCCAGATGAAGGCGCCGTCGCTGGTCTTGAACTTGCGGATGCGGCTCAGCGTATCCGAATTCATCACCCAGCTCGCGCCCTGACGATAGGGCGCCTTCAGTGAATGGACCAGCTCGACCAGCTTGTCCTGCGGGTTCGACGCCGGAAACGCGCCCGCCGTCCCCGTCGCCAGATGCTGGAGCGTCCCGAACGCCCGCACGCTGTCGATCTCGTTCGTCGTCGTATAAGTCAGGAACCCCTTCGGCCGGTTCGTCCCGTTACCGTTCACGAATGCGCTGCCCTCGGCGACCGCAAACTCGCGGCCGAGCTGCTCGGCCAGCCAGTCCTCGACGTTGAACATCGCATCGTCGAGCATCGCCTGGCTTGCCGCCGGATTGGCGTAGAGCTCGCCCGACGGCGGCGCGATTTCGGCAAAGCTGCGCGTCGCGGTCTCGGGCCGCGCCGCGGTCTCGCCGACCCAGCCCGCACCCATCGATCCCGTCGCGATCAGCTTGCGATAGCCGCTCGTCCCTGTCTGCACGACCGTCGCGATCGACCGGATCGGCGACAGCGTCTTCAGCGTCGCCGCGATGCTGCCGTCGATCTCGCGCGGCACCGCATAACCGCCGTCACCGCCCGACGCCCCCGACAGGCTCTTCATCTCGACCCCGGCATCGATCCCGCGGCGCAGGTAGCGCTCGACAAAGGCGTCACGCGCCGGATCGGCCGCCTTCGCCCCGTCAAGCGGCAGCCGCGACGCCGCCACCGTCTGCGCATCGACCTGTGCCTTCAGCGCCGCGACCGACGCCTTCAGCTCATCGACCGCCTCGGCCGCCAGCACCGCATCGAACGCCCCCTCGAGCGCATCCGCCTTCACTTCCATCTCCATATCCATGCCCGTCACTCCTTCATCGAAAATAGACTCCCTCCCCCTCGACGGGGGAGGGTTGCGCAGCCTTGGCAGCTTGCTGTCTAGGCGAAGCTGGGAGAGGGTGAGGCGACCTCGCGCTCACCGCCCACATCCACTGCAATCACTCGCGCGAGCGGCTGCATCGGCGCCGCCACCAAACTCACTTCCGCGAGGTCGAGCCCCAGCAATTCGCGTGGGCCGTTCCCGCGCGAAGCCGTCACCCGATATCCAAAGGACAATCCCGTCAGCGCCCCGCGCGCGACCAGCGCCGCCGCCGTCGGATGCGTCACCCGCGCGACGACGCGCAGCCCGCGCGCGTCCTCCGCCAATGTCTCGATCACGCCGATCACCGCCCCCGGCCGATGCTGCCAAAGCAAGGGCACCGCGCGCCGCTCGCGCAAACTTGCCGCAAAAGCCCCCGCCCGCACCACATCGCCCCCGCGATCGACCCGATCGAACACCGAAGCATAACCCGCGAACCACAAGTCCCCCTCCCGCTTGCGGGAGGGGCTAGGGGAGGGCATGTCAGCAACCGCCCTCACCGCAGCAACCCCGGCAGCCCCAGCTTCATCGCCAGCCCGACGACCAGCAGCGCCAGCCCGCACCGCACCGCCCAGTCGACCGCGGCCTTCCACGCGCTCGTCTTCGCATCGCGCCACGCACCGAGCAGCTGCCGCAGATCGACCATGTCGTCGCGCGCCGCCTCGTCGGCGAGCCCCAGCCGCGCCAGCGCCCGCCGCGCCCCCAGCTCGCTCGCCTCCTCGACCACCGCGCGCAGCAAAGCCGCATCGGGCGCGCTCGTCCCCGCCAGCGCGATCAGCCGCGCCAGCGCTTCCTCTTCATCCATTTGTGTAACTCCTTCGTCATCCCGGACTTGATCCGGGATCCACAGCAGCGCCGAAGTCATGGACCCCGGATCAAGTCCGGGGTGACGAGGGCGGCTAACCCACCCCCAGCAGCGCCTTCTTCTCATCCGCGCTCAGCCAGTCCGCCGCCGACACCTCGCGCCACAGCGCCATCCGGTCCTCGGCCAGCGCCGGCACCTTGTCCAAATCGACGCGCAGCTCGGCGCTCGCGAACCAGCCCGACAATCCCTGCGAAACCGCCCCCAATATCTTCGCGCACAGCGGCAGCACGGTCAGCCGCCACAGCGCGCGATTGGCTTCGCGATAATTGGCATAGGTCGCATCCCCCGGCAGCCCGAGCAGCATCGGCGGCACCCCGAACGCCATCGCAATTTCGCGCGCGCTGCTGTCTTTCAGCGCCAGGAAATCCATCTCCGCCGGCGAGAGCGACAGCGCCTGCCACCTGAGGCCGCCCTCGAGCAGCAACGGCCGCCCCGCATTCGCCCCGCCCGCGAAACTCTCGGCCAGCTCCTCGCGGAGCCGGTCGACCTGCTCCGCCGACAAAGGCATCCCCTTGTCGCCCGGATCATGCACCAGCGCCCCCGAAGGCCGCGCCGCATTGTCGAGCAACGCCGCATTCCATTTCGCCGCCGCATTATGCGCCGCGATCGCCCCCGAAGCCGCCCCCAGACACCCCGCGCCATAATGATCGTCGAGCGGGTGCAGCGCCTTCACATGCACCACCTGGGGCCGCCCCCCGCCATCCTCGGCGGGCAGCACAACCCCCGATCCGCCGGCTTTATACCGATAGGCCACCGGCCACCCGCGCGCGTCGGCCTCGACCGTCACCCGCTCGGGCCGCAGCGCAAACAGCTCCGCCGGCGCCCCCGCGCCATCGGTCAAAATCTGCACATAGCCATTGCCATGCAACAGCAACTGCGACGCGAGGGTCTCAACGAGCCCCTGCCCGCCCGACGTCGCCGCGACGAGTGCCCCCAGCGCCGGATCGCTCGCCACCACCGGCGCGCTGCCGGCGGCCTCGGCCACCAACCGCACCGCCCGCTGCACGATCGCATTGGACAAATAGCCCTCGCGCACCTGCGCTTCCCAGCTGAGCGGCGCGGGTGCACTCCACGTCCCATACACACGCGACAAAGCGGGCCGCGCAGGATGCTGCGCGGCCTTGCGGCCAAACCAGTTCATGATGATCTCCTGCATGTTCCCCAGCGAACGCCGGGGCTCAGAGCGTCAAAGCGCCGTCTTCTTCTCTCCGTTCGGGTCGAGCGAAGTCGAGACACCCCGAAGGCAAACGCCAAGTCGATGGGCATCACTCCGCTCGATGCGAACGGATGGGTTATTCACACACAATTCACGGCCCACGAGACCAATGGCTGGAAATGGCCCGTCTTCATGGTTGGCTATTTGTTCCTGCTCGCTTATGAATCGCCTTGGCAGCCGTCCTATCGGCTTTCTGACCGGAACCGTGTCTCTGATTGGGCGCGGAGGCATCGGGCCTTCCGGAGCGTGGGCTCTTCCCCGCAATCAGAAAGCAGGCAGCTTATGCAGCGCGTTTTTGTGCGTGCTTATAGGCGCTGGCGGTTCGGCCGAGTGGAGCTGGTAAGAGCTCACACTCGGCGCTGGCCTTGCCAGTATGCGTTCGACTTCTAGCACGGAGTGAACGGTAGGGCGGCTGCCAACCCTACGGAATAAATTCCGTGTTGGTGGAATCGCATACCGCCGTACCCGTTGCAAGATGCTTATGGGATATTTCCCATGCCAAAGGTTTTCAAACCCGCCGCACCCCCGGCACCCGTCCTTTTCGTAGCCCCTCCAGCAAAGCCGCCAGCGCCCACACGCACGCATCCACCCGATCGGGCGACCGCCCCGGCCCTGCATAACCGCCACCCACCTGCAATCCGCAAAGCTGGTCCTCCAGCGCCGTAAACACCCCCGCATGCACCACCTGCCCGCGCTCATACGCCAGCGCCACCGGCTCCGCCCTTCGCGCCTTGCCGACGCTCGCATGCACCGGCACCACCGGCAGCGTCAGGTCGGCCTGGCGCAGCGTCCCCTCGACCATTTCACCGCCCATATTGCTCTCGGCGACGACCCGCTCGGCACCCCAGCGCGCCGCCGCGCCCGCCACCGCCTGCGCCCACACGGCGGGCGGCGGGTTCTCGACGCTCGCATCCTCGACCACCGCCAGCCGTCCGTCGCGCAGCAGCGCCGCCACCACGATCCCGCACGCATCGCCGTGCGCCGTCGCCGGCGGATCGACGCCGATCACGACACGCACCGGCTTGCCGATCGCATCGGAATCGACCCGGCACCGCTCGATCAGCACCCGCGTCCACAGTGCGCCCTCGACATCCTCGAGCATCTCGCCGTCAAGCTCCTGCCGCCCCAGCCGCGTCCCGCCGTAACTCGCAACCATCGCCTCGACGAAATTCGACGGAAGATAGGCATTGTCGTTCGTCCCGCCGCGCGTTTCCTCAAACCCCGGCAGCGCCATGATCCGGCGCATCAGCGATGTCGGCCGCGGCGTCGTCGTGATCGGTACGCGCGGGGCATCTCCCAACCGCAGCCCCATGACCAGATTGTCCCACGCCGCCTCCCCATGCGGCCATTTTGCCAGCTCGTCGCACCAGGCGACATGATGCTCGGGGCCGCGTAGATTCTCCGCTGCCGCCGCCGAATAGAGCGTCGCCACCGCACCGCTGCTGAAATGCAACTCGCGCAACCCCTCGCGCCAGCGCGGCTCCTCGTCGCTGCGCGCAACCGCGAGCAGCCCGCTCGGCCCCTCGATCATCACCCGCCGCCCGTCGGCATCGTTCGCCGCAACCAGCGCGATCCGCGCCTCGGGCAGCATCCGCGCCCATTCGCTGATCCATTCGGCACCCGCGCGCGTCTTTCCGAACCCGCGCCCCGCGCGGATCATCCAGATACGCCAGTCGCCCGGCGGTTCGCACTGTCCCGCCTGCGCCCAGCCCTGCCAGCGTTCGATCAATTCGCGCCTGTATTTCAGCGGAAGGTCGCGCATCAATCGCCGTAACTGGCCCGGCGTCAGCGTACCCAATAGCTCGAGAATGTCGCCAACGATGTCGCGTGTCGCGTGCGCCATCGCTACAGCTTGTCCCAGCCGCGCTGGCGGCGCAGAATCGCAACCCGCTTAAGAACCTCTTCGTCGGTTTCTTCCGAGGTCGGCATGCGCCCCTTGCCCGGTCGATTGGTCTTGAACCGCCCGCTTCGCACACTGCCCTCATGCCGTCCGAGCAAGCGGAGCGCCTGATCCATCGTCATCGGTTCCACAAGCGGCCGATTCGTGGCCTCGCTCGCCGCCGGCCGCGGGCCTTCGACCGCGGCCAGCGCGGCCTGCACCAGCCCCATCTCCAGCCTCTGATATCCGTCGTCGAGCGCACGCTGCCACGCCCCGGCAAATGCAGCGTCGCGTTGGCGAATCTTGTAAACTGTCGACAATGCCACCCCGGCGCGCTCGGCCGACAGCGAGACGTTGCACGTCTCGCTCAGCGACAGGATGAACTCGTCGCGGCTGCGCTGCGAAATCTCGCGGCGCGACCGCTTCGCCTTGACCAGCAATCGACCCTTTCCGCCCATCAGCACCAGATCCATCGTTGCCACCTCCAAAAGCAACCGGGCCGGAACGCCCCTCCGCATCGAAAAGGGGGCACCGGCCCGACTCGCAATTCTTCATGATGTGACACTTGTGGCGTTTATGTAGTTTGCAAACCCATGGTTCAGCCGATGAGATAACGAACGGCGGAAATCAGCCCCGCAACGAACGATCCGGCGACGATTGCGGTCGCAAGCCAATATTCGACCGCTCTACCGCGATCTTTCCAATTTGGTTCGTGGTTCATCCGGCGGGCATGACAGGCCGGGATTTTGTAGGAAAGCAAAAAGGCCGCGCTAGTGGACAGCGCGGCCTTCCGGCATTTTCATGCAGCCCCCTTGGCGAGCCCGGTCGCGGCGGAGTCGCCAAAGTTGCAGCGATCATATCCAAAATGGCTGCATCGTCAATTAACCTGACGGATAGTGCTGGTCATTTCGGGACAGCGCCAGAATGGAATAAATATGGACTCGACTCCCCTTGGCCGCTCGATAACTTCTCGCCTCTCCTGAGGAGGGGAGCAACATGACAAGTAAAGCCGGACGATCAAGTGAACACGATATTGCTTATGCGGCGATGAAATATCTTGCGTCGCTGCCCATGGGTACGGCGACCACTGCCACAGTCAAAAAGCATATCCCGAATTTCATCAAACTGACTCCCGGCGATAACGAGCCGTCAGATACCCGGCCAAACGAGGAAGTTTGGCGGCAGGTTGTGGGAAACATCGTCAGCCACCGACTTGAGTCGCCGGAGAATTTTATCAATCGGGGACTGATCGATTACACTGGCGGAAAATGGAGCCTAACGGCAGCGGGGCGTGCGTTTCTCGCCAAGCACGGCGTTTAACCGTAGAGGGCTTTATATCCCGGCTTTAGCCATTTGAGTTCCGTGCCGCCGCTCGCCTCTTTGTCCCAGACAAACCATGCGTATGCGGTGGTCCCGGTTCCCTTTTGCACGGCGCCAGCGGGATAGAAGGTAATACGCTCGCTAAATACCCAGACGCGCGATGGGGGCGCGTCGGTAAATATCGTCCGCTGGCGATTTGCGCCCTCCAGGAACGCGAGCCGCAAGAGCATCGCGAACTTTGCGCTGGAACGATCGACGCCCGCTCTCACGAAACCCTCCGCCGCATTGTACGGCGGATTGGTCACAATGTTTGGCGCGCGGCGCCAGCTATCCAGAAAGTCGTGATCGGCCTCTCCATAGCCACGATCATGGAGATCCGAGCTGATAACCTTGTTACCGGTTGTTTCGAGCACGCGCGACATGGCGCCGTCGCCGCAAGCCGGCTCCCAGATATCGCCGCGGAAATCCTCGTTGTCGATTAGGGCATGCGTTGCCCAAGCTGGGGTTGGGAAGAAGTCGGGGCCGTCAAGGTCGGCAAACCGCTTCATCGTCGGCTTATACCCGCCGTTGAGGTGATAGGTCGCATCCATAGAGAAAATATAACAGAATCAGAGGCTTATGCAAGTGCGGCTAAGTGACTCGAAAGATTCGACAATCAGGTTTTAGAGGGTTTTTCTACCGGCTTATGCTTCACCAGCTTCCCTAGGCGCTCGTCGAAGCGCTTGGGATCGTCGTCGGTTTCGAGGTCGCGCGCGGCTTCCTTGAACTTGTTGAGTTGTGACCGCTTTGGTTCATCGGACATTTGCAGATTCCTAACGATTCTGCTACATAACAGAATGAGCCGGGAGGCAAATGCCCCCCGGCCAGTTTGTGGTTGGTATCCCTGTGTTCAGGGCGTGCTCCCCAACGGGGCTGCGAGGTTGGCAGGGGTTGTGACCTGTTTCCCCCGGAGATAGCTCCGCTAGTCAGTTAGGTGGTGGCCGCATGGCTATCACCCCCTCTCTGGCTAGAGTTCGGTTCGGGATCGAGAGGAAGGTCGTAACTTTCACTTGATCCCAACCAGCCTTCCGGGAGGTCAACGTTGGTCAACCACCAATAGAAATTTCCGTCCCGCTTGATGCTGTAGAAACGATCGTCCTTCGAAAGCGTCGAGCGGAAGCTGACGAGAGGCTTCTCGCCTCCCACATTAGCCCCAAGTTCGATAGCCTGTGTCATCAAGGGCGTGACCGGCAACGGTCCGTTGCTACGCAACGCTTGTTCCGCTGCGTCCGCTTGCGACATCCGGGGGATCGCCTCCCCTCCACCTGCATACGCTGCGGGCCGCACAGAGAATGCAGGGGTAAAGATTGCGGAGGTAATCGCGGCAGGTATTCGCGCGCCTTGGTTTTCAAAAAGGCGCTTTCCTCCAGCCGCCTCTACGGCGTCATCTAGCGCTCGAACTGTTGCCAAGGCAGGGGAAGCCATGACCTCCTGCCATGCCTCAGCGCGCAACTTTTCGATTTTATCCAACATGCTCATGGGGGCACCCCTAACGATTCGTTGTGCCACCAATAGCAGGTTTGGGTGGAAACGCAAACCCCAACACCAAACCCATATGCCCCCTTTGTTCTCGGCGGGCTATGGACTACGCCTCCGTGTCAGTCCGCCGATAGGTGAGGCGCTTGCCGACGATACCGCGCGCAGTCGCTACTGCCCGACCGCGATCATCAATGCCGTTCGCCTGACGGGTGTTATAGCGGAACTCGAACTCGGCAAGGTAGCGGTGCAGATGCTGCTCGCCGCAATGCTGATAGACGCCCTTCATGCCGCGCTTGAAGATCGAGAACGCGCCTTCAACGGTGTTCGTATGGATCGTGCGGTCGCTGTAATCGACGTACTGGCGCGCGCCGTGGAGCGTCGTGCCATGCTCGGCGAACTCGCGGCCGATCTTCTTGTACATCTTCGCTTCGTCCGTCATCAAACGGGCTTCACGGGCGATGTTGTTGAGAACGATGGGGTGAACCTCGTCGGCGCGGAACTTGTCGAACGTGAACGAACGCATGGTGCCGGTTTCGCGGTCCACCAGCGCCAGAACGCCGAACTTGTGGGCCGTGCCAGCTTTGGCGCCGCGACGGCCTTCCTTGACGCCGAAATAGGTCTCATCGACCTCAACGGCGCCACCGCCCGAACCGAACGGAGCAGCAAGGTCGCCCGAACGCATGGCTTCGCGGATGCGGTGGGCAAGGAACCAAGCGGTCTTGTACTGGACCTCAAGGATGCGGCCGAGCTGGTGGGCGGAAATGCCCTTCTTGCTCGACGCGATCAGGTGGACGGCCTGTAGCATCTTGTGGAGCGGCATACGGGCATGTTCAAAGACAGTGCCGACCTTCACGGTGAACTGCTTGCGGCACTCGCCACACTTCTTGAGGCCGTGACGGAGCGCACCTTCCGGCGTTTTCAGGGTCGGCTTGCCGCGAACGCCCGACAGGTCATAGACCCGACCACCGATCACACCGCAATGGGGGCAGACCACGCCGTCAGCCCAAACGATGCTCTCCAGATGCTCGAAAGCCTTGGCTTCGTCGTGGAAGTAGGGGGAAGAAAGAACCGACAT